CCAATTTGTTATATCTGCAGTTGCAATGTCATGAGCTGGTGAAGCTAAGAATACTGGGTCAGTTTCAGTGTAAGACTCTAAATAAACCCCTGAGTGATCATGAGTTGATAAGGAATACTCATTTGTATCCAGTTCCCAAGTCTCAGCTGATGTTTTTCTTAAGAACCCTGTGCCCTCTGCAGGTAGTTCAGCTATTGAAGTTAGATCTCCATCTACTGGTTGGTAGTTAGAAGGGTCAAAATCAGTTATGTCTGCTACTACATGGTCATGGCCATCTAGAGAGTAGTTGCTTGGAGTAAAGTTCCCAGCATGCCATACTTCATCAGTTCCTACTTTTACAGTGCCATCTCTTTTTACTGAGAATAGATCTGGTATTTCATTAGTTGCCTTTACTTGAAAAGCATATACAGGGTCAGTAGAAGACATGTCTGCTTCTATTACAAATCTAGATTTAACTCTGACATGATCTGCAGAGCCTATACCATCATTACCTGAACCTAGTATTAAAGCACCTCGTTCTCCAGCAGTTACGCCAGCTTCTGGATAATCTTCATCATAAACAATATAAGCAAAGTCTGAAGGAGAATTTCCAATTGAAGGAAATAGAATAGCTGTTGCTCCATCATTTCCTGCTGGCTCTAGAACTAAAGCAACATTACCATCATAGTCCCAGTACCCAGTTCTAACTCCACCATCATATTGCCCAACTTGACCTTTTAAAACTAATATATCATTTATTTCTGAAGGACCATTCGCAAGTAGTCCATTTTTAACTACGAATTTTTTTGTGTTTGCCATAGTTCACTATCCCTCCTGGCATTTATTTATAGTAAGTCATACTTTATTTTGTAAGATACTGTATCTGCTGTTGCACTTGTAACTTTAATTCTAACATTATCGCCAGATATATCTACATCTACAGTGAATAAATCGGAACCTGTTTTAATAGTACCATACTCAGTTGCATAGGCTGTCGTACCATCATGTATAACAAGAAGCTCTGTTATTTGTTTATCTGTTAGACCTGAAGCTGTGATAACTGTTTTAGCCGAGTCATAGTCTAACTTAGAGAAACTGAACAGTGTTGTCTCTGTTGTAGTTGATAACACTTCTGAATCTGTCCCTTGTTTAGAACCTTCTATGATAAGAGGAACAGAAGCTTCTATTTGTGTATTAGAAATCTTCATTCTTTCAATACTGTTGGTTTGGAGCGCTATTGTACCTGCTGAGTTTGTATTCTTTATAACTTGTGCTGAAGTAGTAGTTTCCCATAAGTTGTACTTAATATAATTAGAAGAACCGTATAAAATAAGTTTTTTCCCATTAGCAACTTGTATATCTCCCGCTATATTTAAAGATAAACCTACTGATGCAGGATTTAAATAGTAAGAAGTATCTTCTAAATCATAAAAGGAACTGGCATATAGTAGACCATTAAATCTACCATTACCATTAACATCTAATTTTTGTGTAGGATTATCATACCCTATTCCTATGTCGCCACCATCTTTAAAAACAAGCATGGAAGTAGAAGTATTTAAGTCTACGAATAGATCCTCCCCACTTCTTCTTAATCTCGGATAGGAGTTAGTCCCTCCAAATAAGATTCTATCAGAAAGTCTTATATCTCCCAATATATCTAATTTAAACCCAGGATCTAATCTCCCCAGCCCTACATTTCCGTTATAATCAAATATGTGTTGAGGAGTTGTAGTATCTCCTGTTTTAACATAAATATTTCTTGCAGCTTTTCTACCCTCTATGATTAAATGGCCACCAGTTCCACTAAATGCAGTATAGCTGGAAGTACCTCCAGCACTAGTAAAGATACCTGGAGAACTAGTATCATTTAAAAACTCATTTCTAGCTTCTAATCTTAACCCATGGGCACTATTAGAAGCTGAAGTTACTCTTATTTCACTTAATACATCTAAAAAGGCAACTGGTGTTGTCCTTATACCTACTTTCCCATCACCTTTAATTGTCATAGCAGGGGTTGAGGAATCTACATAGAAGCTAAGTAGATTATTCGGCTGAACACCATTGGAATTAAATAAAATCTTAGCATATTGAGCAGTAGTGGCTTGAACATCCCTAAAAATAACCCCAGACTCTGTTTCTTCAGTGTTATCTATAATTATATTTGGGGTTGCTCCATATAAGTGTAGTAATTCAGTAGGTGTATTTGTTCCTATACCTACATTACCTCCATGATCAAAACGAACTATCTCGGAACCGTTTTCTTCAAAAGTTATTCCATCATTATTTGTCAAGTTAATTCTAGAAGTATAACCTCTTCCAGCGTATAGAGTTAGCCAATAATCATTTGTAACATGTATCCAGTTTGATGAATTAGATCCTGTTGTATCGAAGAATATACCATCTTCCACATTATCAAATCTTAAGTCACCAAGCATAACACCACCAACAACAGCAACTAGATCGGTTAGTTCTGAAGCTGTTGGTTTGTGTCCTGGATGATAAACTTCACTACCTTCTATTTTTACTGTCCCTGAAGTCCAGTTAAAGTCATCGTACAATGTTTGTGGTCCAAACTTTGTAACAGTAGCCCCATCATTATTCAGATTAGGTCTTGATTTACTCCACTCTATTTCTGTGGGTGCTGTCGTATAAGCAGAAGTTGTATCATGGCCGTATATAATAAATTCCATAATAGTTCTACCATAATTACTCCCATCAGAAACTTTAGCAACATAACCAGCGTTATCTTTAGTTCCTATATAATCTGTGAAGTCTTTCTTTTTCCAACCTATACCATGGTTATAATAGCTATAATTATATGCCCTATATTCTGTTTTATCAGGTGTGCCTGTGTAATAATATGAAATGAATATGTCTCCATAAGGATAACTAGGGAACTTTGAGTGCCCACTCTCAGTTGCCATTATTCTTATTTTCATATAATACCCATCACTGACAAGTGTAGAAGATTCATAAGAACCATCAAATAGATCGTATACATCTGAAACTGTCCCTGCTACAGGACTATCTAAATATTGTGGTGTATCCCAATCTGGGAAGATATGTATAGTTCCACTAGGTGTGAAACTTAAAGTAATGACACCTGTAGAATTATTGTATGTATAATCAGATATCTCTGTTTTTAAAGTAGTGCCATCATAGACAACAACGTTTGGGGGTGTAGCTACTGTATCTGTAATTGTATAATCATTTCCAGATATAGAGTAAGTATACTCTTCTACCCAATCTGGATTTAACTTAGGATAAGTCTCCCCACCATAAGAAACCAAATGCCTTGTTCCAGATACAATAAAACGACGATCAGCAGAATGAAAAGCATTATCCATTGCGCTAATATACAGCTTTCTACCACCAAAAGGATTAGTGTTTTGTAAAACCTCATTATGGAAAATAAAGCTTGTACTATTATACCCATCCAGTAATTCAGAGTCTGCAGCTTTATCTCCCACACCTAAAAAAGCACTTGCATGTTGGCCATCGAGTAAGTCTGCGTGTAAACCTGACCCTGGTCCATCATTCCCAGAGTCCCAGATCTCATAAGTGTCCATGTGATATTGTCTGTATAGAGAACTAGAGTCATTAAGGGCCCTTAATATAACAGGACTATAAGATAGATTATTATTTAACCCAATATAGTCTACTGATAAAGGCCCATCAAGATCTCCACCATTAAGAGGTAATGCTAAAAGAGTCTCTCCTAAATAGAAAGACTTATGTCCATCAGTGTCTTCTACAACATAGAAAGCATTACTATCTTTAGTTATTAAATTGTTAAAAGCTACTCTTGTGTAATGCTTAAATAATACTTGTGCGTTGTTTACTGGCATTTTATAAAACCTCCAGTTTTATTTTATTAGGTTGTAGTTACTGTCCACTGACAAATAGAAAGATCTCCAGAAGAAGTATCAAGGATAGAGTTCCCATTAATAGTTTTAACATATAGGTCATCTGAAACTAGATCATAACTATTGCCATCACTATCATTGAAACTAATCAAGTTAGGATTAGACAATTCGAAGTATGCTGAACCAGACCATCTATAAGATACATTGTCATCTATAGTTACATATATTTTCCCTGTCTCCCCTGTAGCTGGTAATGAGGCATAATCTGCAACCTCTATAACATCATCTACATAAGAAGGTAATAATGTAGCTTTAATTTTACTTGTTCCACTGTCAATTAGATAATGAATTGTTACTAGTTCATCTGTTCCTGGATCGAAAGCTCCTCCAGTTCCAGAGCCTAATATAGCATCTATTACATCATCAACATCGCTTTGAACATTAGCTACTTCAGAATCGACATATGCTTTAACAGTATTAGTTCCTGTGAATGTTATACCTGTAGAATCATCTATTAGACCTTGGATTACACCACTGTCTACAAATAAACCGTCAGACTCAACAGAGATCAAGTTGTCACTAGCTGTAGTATATCCAGTTAGTTCTGCATAATAATATGTAGCATTATCAATAACTTTAGCATATAGTGGGGCAAATGTTCCTGTAGTATAACCTCTTACAACATCCCCTAAATTAAAGTTTGATGCATAGTAATCCGTGTTAGCTTCTAAATATGTCTCAAAGGCTGCATAATCTGCAAATAGAGTGTCTGCAACTGTTGCGACAATTCCAGAGCTCTCTAAGGTTTGCTCGTAGTCTTTAACAACTCCACCAACACTACCTCTTACAACATCACCTATTGAATATGTTTCTGAAATAGTCCCTAAGAAAGTTAGGAAATTAGCTTCACTTGAAATAGCCCCATCTTGGTAGGTGTGTATATAATCTTGTTCTGATACCCCAGACCATACTTCATCTCCAGCACTACCAGAGCTTGAAACTCTTACACCTACAGAAGCGATAATATTACCACTACCATCTAAAGTAAAGTTTACAACTGCAGTATTTGTAGTACCCCCAGATAGGAAGCTGCTTATCATACTTGCTGTTAAGTCGTCTTCACTAAAACCATAAGCAATATTGTCTACAATAATTTTTTGAATTTCTGGAATAAAGTAGGCTGTCGCTGGGTTCTTAGTTGCTATATTATTATATAGAGCTACTGTTTCTACCAGTTGTACATTAAAATCTGCGCCTTGAGCTATTGAAGGCGTACCTCCACCACCACCTGGATCAAATTGATTTGGTGATCTTAAAATCTTGTTATAAAATATCATAATTTATTCTCCTTTATTATGTGCTTGCCCATTTAACTTTTTCGGACTTCTTAACTATCATAACTGCTCCACTATCTATTCTTAACATAGTCCCACCATAAACACGACCATCATCAACAGAAATAACTTCGCGATCATCTACATCTTTATTTTTAGTCCAGTTCCCTGAACTAACAGTGTAAATACCATTATCTACGTCTATAGCTCCTACAACTAAATCCTTATCATCATTCAAAACTTCTATACCATCTATAACCCTAGAACCATATGTTGGTCCTGTATCTGTAAATACTTTAACAGTCCCAACTAATGTGTCCCCTAAAGCATCAGAAGGATTAATTAGTGATCTGTATGAAGTATCTTCACTGTCCCAATAATATAAAGCATTAGTTAGTAGAGATCTGTATATATGTGCTGTACTTCCTTCTTCAGGAAATGCAGAAACACTTGCAAAGGTTCTTATATATGTTGCAGAACTTATAGCATTATAAGACTCTCTAGGAGTTGCAATACCAAAGTATACTGGGTCATTATAGTCCCCTTGATTAAATATAATATAAACTCTCTTGTATTTCGAAACATCTTCTTCAAATGTTTCTGAGTTATAAGATAGACCTGGTATAACTAAAGGTTTTGCAATAGGCAAGTCTCTATCTCTTACACCAGTTCTATAATTTGAACCATGGATCGTTGGAACACGAACCTTCAGCTCTAGTGTTGGAACACCATCATTGTCTTTTATAACCTCTACAACTTTACCTAAAAAGATTGTAGACATCTTATTTGTCATTACCCATCACCTTCTATTTCTGGATCTAATTGAATATCTATATTATGTCTCACTAAACCTAGAGTAGTCTTATACCCAGTAAGCCCTATCTCTTCTTTTATCTTAATAACTTTCCATAACCCAGAAACTATATTAAACTTCTTATCTTCTTCCTCGGGTCTATTCATTACAGTCAGGTCAACTAAGTCCGTTGGTAATATGTCAGGGTTACCTATAACCACCAAGTTTATTGTATTAATTGACATAATTGCTTTTTTAAGTTCATTAATGAATCTGTTTTCTATTCTTTCTAAAGTTCCTGCATCTTCATCTTCTGCCTCTATGAGTTCTACACTAAATCTAAACTCATCTTTTTTAGGAACTGGTAGGTTAAACCTCTCCAGAGTACTAATAATAGAGTCCCATAGTTTGTCGAATAGTAATTCATTAAGTCTATCTTCTATCGTATCTTGTTCTCCTAAGGTTTCTATGAAAAGTGCTGGCACCTTTACAGTTAACCCTTTAATTAGAAAATCATAATTTATTGTGTTTGTTAGATCTATAACACTGCTATCTAGAGATCCCCCATAAGTGTATTTCCAAACTTTAACTTTTTCACTATGTATACCTTCACGGTCTACATAAGGTCTGAACATTAGTTGTGTCTTTCCCTCTGGAGTATCATATATCCTAAAGTCCCAAAATTGTCCACTATAGGACGCATCTGGTGTAGAAGCGCTTAAGTTACATACAGGTAATATTTTATCTTCTATAAAGGAAGCATCAGTCTCATCTGGTTTTTTATATATACCCCAAGGTAGTTTTAAATTACCTACGTTTATGTTGCTATTATTTTTCCCTAAATCCCAATTGTTTCTATTAGCAATAGCTACTAAAATGTCTTCTATAGAAGTCTCTCTATCATAGAACTCTGGGGGAAATGTCTCTCCTACCTGGTTTCCTATCGCACCTATTGCTACCATACAACCTAGGTTATTAAATGTAGAGTTTAGTTTGTTTATAGTCAAGTTGAATGTCTCAGACATATTATCCTCAAAACCATACCTAAATCTTAGCTTACCTTTATTTTTTTGTATAATTGAAAGTACTTTACTACCAGACTTATCAAATAAAGCTAAGTCTACATTACTAACAAATTCTGACTTTTTATTATCTAAATTGCCAAGAAATCTGTTGAAGGTCATTCTTACTAAACCATCATTATTGACACTAAAGTCTTTTGATTCTCCAGTAGATTCCACTTCCATTATTACATTAATTGCTCGGGGCATAGCTATACACCTCCTTAAACATGTCTCTCATATTATCTATATATATCTCTACTTCTTGAACAGCTCTGTTATATTGGTCCTCAGACATTTCTAAGTCCACATTGTCATAATAGTCATCTAAAAAAGTCTTAAAGTCTTGCTCTATATTGTCTAGTAGTTGTAATACTGAGATACCATTCTCTAAATTACTTTCTATATCTGTTTGAAAGATATAAATAGGCACTGAAGAATTTCTATTGTAGTGTGTGTATACATCGTCTGCAGCACTATTTAAGTTAGAAATAACTTCCCCTAAACTACCTACACTCTCTTGTAAAGCTGTGAGATATCCTAAAGAGGTTTCGTCTAAAACACTGACCTCGTCTACTGTAAAATTATTAAATATTTGACTGAATAGTTCTTCTGCATAGTTAAACTCTTGTGCTGTAAATCTTATATTTGATAATTTTTCTTCATCGCTTGGGTCCCAAGTAACAAAATCTGAAGTCTGGTCAGTAAATACATTAAGTCTGTCTCCAAAAAACTCTTCATAATATCTAGATATCTTATATTTAGAACTATACGTTATTATAGTCTCAGTATCTTCTTCAATTACAATCTCTTCAACCTCTGGACTTGGCAGAACCTCTTCTACTGTAATATTAAAAGAAATATCTGCTAGAATATATCTACCGTCTCTGAAAGGTTTTCTCCAGTTTATACTCGTTTTTACAATGCCAAGGCCCGAAAGTTCTCCTAAATGAAACTCTACTTGAGGTTTTTTTAATATACCTTCTTTAGATATAGTAGGATATGATAATGATTTTATAGCATCAACAAAGTCAATTATATTGTCATAGTTTGTGTTTATCATCATATCTTCATGAATTGTAAGATTAAAAGAGTATACTTTAGCAGATCCTCCAGAATATATTTGGATTGGAGACATTCTACCTAAGGTTCCTTTTCCACTATAGTTTGGTGAATAGTCATAACTTAAACTCTCTGGTATTATATCATGCATATATATTTCAATGAGATTATTTTCTAGAGGATATACGAAGTATAGATCTGATCTAAGTTTTTCACTAAGATTTTTCATGTTAATCACTCGCCCTATTACTTAAGAAACTGTAAGCTTCTTGTAGTTTAGTTATAAGATTTTCTAAGAACTCTAATTCATCGAAGATCATATTTTCAATTTCCTCGGGGGTCCCATACCAATCTGTATTTAATTGATACCAACCTGGGGACGTTCTGTCAAACTCTTGGGGCACCACTCTCCAGTAATTAAGATAAACAAATCCCCCATCTATAGCACTTAAAGTCTCTGGTGAAATATCTTCAATACCTATAATTTGTCCAAGCTCGTTTATAGTGATGTCTTCTTTAGGAATATAATAATCAGTACCCCCAGATCTAATTCTTAATTCTGGATCATACAGCATATAGATAGGATACTCAGAAGGAATCCAAATAGTATTACTTGTGTTTACTTCTGAACCTTCTTGGGAAGCTACTATGTTATCCTCAGAATACTCTGAACCTGGATGATATGCATTATTATAATCTTCTCTTATTGAAGGTATTCTTTGGTTTAGTACGTCTAGATCATTATATACAGCTTCGTAAGTCATTAATTTTGAAGCTGATAGTATATCAAAGAGTAGGATGTATATTCTAAGAACATCTTTAAACCAAGGGTTATAAGTTATTCTTGTGATATAGCTTTTATCTTCTGTAATGTTAGCAACAGAGTCCATAAGGGAACTCATTGTTGTCACTGGTATATCTACATTTCTATATTCCCTTCTCTTTTGGTCTACTAATCCAGAAACCACATAGTTCCAAAAAGATTCTTGTCTCTCTTCAGAAAAGATTGTACCTGTAATTATATAATCATAATCTAAAGTTTCTTTGTAGAAGTCCTCAATAGAGTCATAGCCACTAGGTAATTCATCTAAAGCAAACTCGGAAGTAATCGTAGAAGGTTCTTCAAAGAGCCTTTTTATTCCATCATTCTTAAATAGCTCATGGTATGTGAAGTTAAGTGATACCTTAGCTAATTTATAGCGCCCTTTTGAATAAGGTTTGCCATAAGATATTTTTGTGCTAATGTGTCCTTTTCCTGCAAACTGTTCTCCTAGTTGTAAATAGACTACAGGTTCTTTATAGACACCATTCTCTACAAGAGGTTCACTCATAGCTTTAATCATGTTCATAGCTTTGTATAGTGAGTCAGAAATTCCCATGGCAACTACCATGTCTTCATGAATGTCAAATTCAAAGCTTATTGTCTTTGGTGATCCTCCAGTATAAAAGTTTATAGGATGTAGAATACCAAAAGGACTCTCAGATATAATATTTGGTGAATAAGATTCCGATAGACTATTTGGTATTAGTTTTATATTTATTTCTACACCTGTATTAATATTATATAGGTATAATGAAGTTTTTGTATCTGGTGTCTTTATGTTTAAAAGATCTTCATTCTTCATGAAAGTTTGATTAGACGACCAAGGTTTTTTTAAATATGACTCTGCCATTATTATACCTCACTTAATGTTGTTGTTTTTGAATATGTTTCTCCTAAAAGTATAAATGTTTTGTTTTCTTCATGGTTTCCACTAATGATATTTACAAGTGCACTTGTTTGTTGATTTATTGCTTCCACAATAGCTTCATCTCGACTAATGTCATAACCATAGTCGACAAAAGTCGATCTAGCATTAGTTTGTCTTCTTTGTCTATCTGCTTTATCTAGTTCTTCTAGTTTACTTTTTCTTTGATTTGCTCCTACAAGGGTATTAATACCTCCGACTAAGGCGCCTATTCCAGCACCTAAAGCAGTACCAACAACAGGGATTGCAGAACCAATTAAAGCTCCACCTAATGCCCCAGACCCTATATTTAATGCTCCACCAGCTATATTAGCTACTGGGTCACTCAAGTTAGTGTTTGATTGAACATTTCTACCCCATTTATTACCACCATAAGCAAGAAGTCCACCACCAGCCATCGCTAAACCAGGTGCAATAGATACACCACTACCTGTGTTAGACTGTGGTATAATTGTAGAAGATCCATTTGATCCTATTTTTGGAATACCTTTCTGTAAAATTCCTCCAGATACTTTATTATTTCCTCCTAGGCCTATGCCAGTAAAAGCTTTCATCATGCCCATAAGTTTTCCATCTTTAAGACCAATAGTTCTTACCCAGAATAAGATTCTTCTTACTGGATCTGTTAAACCATAGAGACCAAACTTTTGCATTATTCTACCCATGCCTTCAGAGGCCCAATGGTTTTGGACAGCGTTCTCTATACGGTCAACCATGTTAACTCTTAGATCTGTTAACTCGTCTTTCATCGAAGTATTTACACCAGCTAGTTTCTCTTGAAGTTCTTGACTATATTCCCCTATTTTATTACCATGGGTCATGATAGCTAACAACTCATCTTGTGAGAACCCAAAGGTTCCACCTATCTGTTGCATATACTCTGCTCTTAGATAGTGATCATCTATGTTATTTAAAGTACCATAGATGCTTTTTAATAAGTCTCTAGTTGCAGTCTCATAGTTTTGCCCAATCATATCTTGTTGGAACTTTTGAGTATTGAACCCTTGAAGTAATGCACCACCTTGATAAATGGAAGCCATTTGCTCCATAGTACCATATTGTGAGGTAGTTGCTAGTTTTCCAATAAAGTCATTAGATACTAAGCCAACATTGTGTGCCAGTGCTGCAGCTTTAATTAAGCTCTGATTAGCGCGCATATTAGCTTCAATATTGCTTCTGTTAATGAAATTATTAGATCTCATTAAGTCTACGACTACTTTTTGTAATTGTTGCGTTTGAACACCGAAAGTTTTAGAGTATTCATTCAGTTGATTACCTAGTTGGTTAATGAAAGAGTCCGTTTGATCACCAAATAATCTGTAGCTTCCTTCTAAACCTTTTACTAATCTAGCGTCCAGTTCACCAAGGGTTTTACTCATTTGCATAACTGAACTAGAAACATTAGTAAGTGTCTTTGGATCAATGTCTTTCCAACCTGATCCCATTAATCTATTTTGTGTATTTACTAAATCTTTTACATTAAATATTGATTGTTTTATCTCAGCATTGACTTTTCTAGAACCCTCAAAGGCTTTTTCATATAGCTTAGTATACTCTTTCCATGTGGCATTAGATTGGAGTTGCATTTCACGACCAATCTTAAAGATCTCTTGATTGTTTCTAATAGTTTTGCTTAATATTCTGTTTGCATCTTTTCTAACGGCATTAAGTAAAGTGTTTTGGTTAGTTATTTTTTTATCTGTGTTTAATGCTTTTTCACTTGACTTTACTATTTTTTCTTGTGTCTCTAGTAATTTTTCTGTGTCTCTTAGTTTTAGACTTAAATACTTGAGTGATTTTTGTTCATCTGCAGCATTTTCTTCTACATACTTCCTAAGAGCTTTATAATATTTTACACGCTCTTCTTCTTTTTCAATATTAAGTTCTATGGCCTCTGTCCACTCTTTCATTTGTTTAAGAGCATCTTTACTACCTCTAAGAACACTTGCTATTGCACCTTTTCCAGATATACTAAGATCTATAGCTTTCTCTAGATCTTGTCTTCTTATATCTAAATCTCTATTAGTTTTTTGTTCTGCCATAGTTTGTCACCTCTATTTATTGGCTACTACTTCTATCTGCCTCAATCTCTCGTTGTTTCTTTAAAAACTCAAACCAGTTTTTTAATTCAAAAGGAGTCATTTCATCAGTATCTTCTTTAGATATTTTTCCATAATAAGATAAGACAAACTGTGTCTCCATCATCTCTTGTATTTTAGACTTCCTTAATTCCAACAAGTTATTGAGAGTTTTTTTAGGTAACTCATTTAGCTTATCAAACCCTACTTCATATAAGTATACTAAACTAACGAAACAGATCGGCATTTATGCCGATACCTCCTGTGAAATTAAGACCACAGACTTTACAAGTTGTTTCGAAGTCTGTTAATAGTCCATATCTAAAAGAAAGTTTATCTGTTAGATACTGCATGTCTTTACCAGGAAGTTCTTCAAGGTATGTTATTGCTTCACCAAGGCTTACAACCTCATCATTTATTTTTTTAATTCTTACTGCGAATAATAGAATATAGGCATAAGTCTCTGGAAGCTTTCTTTTTTCTTTGTATCTGTCTAAAGCTACCCAATCTTTTTTTGTTGGTATTTTAACCCATACTTCTTTTTCATCGGGCATTTTAATAGGTGTGTTTATAATATCTTCTTCTAGTAGTTTAAACTCTAGGTCATTATAATTCACTGAATAGTCTTTCACTGCACCACAACCAGGGCACCTGAGGGTTTGTGTTATTTCTGGACCAAATGTTAGCTCTCTTGTCTTATGAAGGATATATCTTTTATCTTCATCTGAAAGTATATCTACATTAACACTTGGTTCTGTTACATCTTTAATTACTGCGTCAATTGCAGTTTCATTTAAAGAACTAAAAAGTGTAGAAATCTCTCTACCTTTCATTCCTCTTACAGTTACTTCTCTTGGAACTCCATCCAATAAACCATTTGTTGGTAATACAATCTTTTCTATATTATTCATCTTTACTCTCCTTTAACTTTTAAAATAGAATCGGGACCTTGAAATCAACAAGGTCCCGAGCTGCGGGTGTATCTTTATGTTAACTTCTTCTATACTATAACTTTTTTAAGATTATTCGTAATCTACTGGATTTTCAATTTGATTAACCTTTTCATCTACTGAAGCTTCTCCATCTGTAGTTGTGTAGTCAGAGTCTAACTCTTCGCCACCACCATCATAAGTTGGAGCAAAAGATCTTGAAGGATCAATTTGAATAGTTGCTGCTATTTGTTTTAATTCTCCAGCTTGTGCATCTAGTTGACCGAAATCAAAATCAGAGATCCACATACCTTCTAGCTCCCAACGTCTTATGTATTTACCATCAGAAGCATACTCAGTAATATATCCTTTTTTCTTGTATTTTTCTGCAGTACCTATAGTACCTTTTTTCCAGTTGTAGGTTTGTTTAAACCATGCAAGTAACGCAGTTAGCTCATTTTGGCTTAGGACATCAATAATATTTAACTGCCCACCTTCCCAAGTAGCAACACCTGCAAATTTTTTAGAATCATTACCATGTTGTAGGTTTAAAACATTTAAACTTACTTTAGGTAAGAAAGCTTGTTGAACAATAAGTTCTAACTTAGGTGCTGAAGTAGACACGCCTTCTATAGTAACGATAAAGTTATTATCACGTCTTACTTCACCTAAGAGATCTGTTAAATATAATGCTGAAATATAATCGTTATTAGGCATTATAAGTCACCTCCTGTGGTGTTAAGCTGGCTGATTCCAGCACGTTCTTTAATAATAATGTTGAATGTTATGTCTTCAATAACTCTTACAGGTAGATAGCTAATGTTTACAATTAATAGTCCATCGGCAATATCGTCTTCAGTCATAGTAGTGCCGAGACCTACTTGAACATTGTAAGAGTCTACACCACCCATATCTACCATTCTAGAAAACATTGCTTTGATTGATAGAGATATAGAGTCCCATGAAGCTCTGTTATTAGGTTGTGAGTGGAAAGAGTCTGCAATCTTTTGAAGTCTTCTCTTTACATATAAAGCTTGAGTTACAATGTGACTTCTAATAAGCGGATTAGATGAGTCAGAATCATCTCCCATAGTATTTTGAGAAACAAATAAGTTTCCTACACCTTTTCTATTTAGTAATACATTGACATTCTCTAATTGGAAAGCTTCTTTATCTGCTGTAAATATTCTGCTATAAAGAGAGATGAACTCTGGTACTAAACCATTTTGTTCCCCTGCTACAGGTTCCCAAGGTATTTTGCTCATTAATGCAGAAGCTTTTCTCGCAACTGCTGCGAGAGACGCTGGTATACCATAGAAATCTACCCCTTCTGAATACTCAGTGAGTGATACTGTAGCTGGCACTGCAAATTTACTTGTTGCCTCTGTAAAACCTGAATTAATGAATAGTTCTACTTTTGATGAAGGGAAGTCTGATATATCGCCTTTAATTGTAGAAACATCTCCAGAAGAAGTATCAGGGTCAAGATCTAAAAATAGTTGTGCATTAATATCACTATTAGTTGCCACCATTTCGACTAGAAGTTCTGGGAATGTAGTTGTAGTAGTATCACTGTCATAACTTACAAAGTCGTAAGGAATTACAACCATCTTATAATCATACTCTTGTTGGTCTTCAATATTCGTGATATCTCCAGCTGCAAGAGTACCAGCATCACTTAAAATAGAATAGCAAAGTAAGCTTACTCCACTCTTTAATAAGTACTCAGCTGAATACAGTTCTGCGAATTCTTCTACACTAACAGTACCACTACTGCCATGAGCAGTCCCAAATGCTTCATAGAGCTCGTCAACAGAGTCTACCCTTACTATCTCCCCTCTGCCTGCGTCTAGCAAAGCATGTTTGAATATAACTAATGTTAAGCCCCTGTCATTTACAAATGGTACAGTTCTATTAACATCTCCTAAATATTTAATTGTTGCCATTAATCATTACCTCTCTTTATCGTAATTTTTTAAATAAATCTTTTAACCCAAAGTTCTTGGGCATCTTTTGTGTGATTAGTTTACTAGCATCTGGAGGTAGTCTATCTCCAGAAACCATGTCTAGGTTTGTCATTTTAAAGAATGCTTTTATAAAGTCAAGATCCTTTTGAGTAAGTGCCTCTGTTAGAAAGTCTTTATTTATACTTTTAACAGCTTCTTTAACCTCATGAAGGTTTACTTTACTTTCTTCTATATTAGCTTTACGCAATCTCTTTCTAAGTTTCTCCCTATAGTATTCATTAATTGTTGCTATATGACCTTCATGATAGGCATCAATAACATACTTAGGGGCTTTTCTAACCTCAAGTTTTCGTAATGTCTCTATATAATTTTTTCTATCAAATATTGTTAATTTCATGTTGTTACTCCTTTATTCTTCATAAGGTTCATTCAACCTCGGTATCAATAGTATGGTCAAGAATGTCTGGTGTATTTTTAAAGTTAAGTATTCTTGCATTAAGGATGTCATAAGCAATGGAATAGTGATATACACGATCATCATTTTGAAACTCGCTTTGTTCTTGTGGCCCAGAATTATATGTAATATCATAAGATTCTGAAAAGTATTTATCGTTAGCAACGTCCACTTGAGTAACTATAATTTTTTGATCTAAGTTAAAAGCAAACATTAAGTGTTCCACAACATCAGATAAGTCTTCTATAGACTTGGCATACACATCTATTTGATAAGGTAGATTAAGTGATAGAAATCTTGCCATACCCTTCTTATTTCCTTGTGAATCCCTGTAGTATACTATACCACGCTTTCTTGCAGCAAACGTTTGGGTATTGTTTTGAGAAAACCCACCTGGTCGATATATTGATATTAATGGGAAACTTAAAGCTTCTTTAAGTGGATTATCCTCTACTAAGTTGTATATTACATTATACGTTATATCTGTCGGAGACCATATAGTATTTGAATACCAAGCTTTTACCTTATTAGTGAAAGCTATATCATAGTCTTTAAGTGCCATCAATCATCACCTACTCAAAGGTGTCTATTTCCATAATGTCTATAATAAGGTCTTTAATATGTGGGATAGGGTCGCCTATAAACTCTTTTGGTAAATTAAACCAAGACACATTAGAGTCATTAATTTTATAAGAAAATCCACCATTAGTTGAGTTATATCCGAAAGAGTAATTATTATCATTATACTCTACGCCAATAACAAAATGATATAGTACCTCTTTAATCTTATATAATTCTAGGTTTGTAATATTTAAAATGTCTGGTCGGCCCATCATAATAAATAGAACTTCTTCATTAACATTACTTTTGTCTGTAGTAAACTGTAGCATTCTTGCTAACTTGTCTATGTCACTCTCTATGGTTCCCCTCTGTATAGCAACCTCAGAGATCATATTCTCCACCAGTTCTATAGAAAGATCCTCTGAACTATCTATAATTTCTAAGTATGTTGTGCTTTCTTCTTTTGATAGTAAACCAACTTCTTGTAGATTGTTAATCATTTTTTTAATTTCTTTTTTGTCCATTTCTTATTCTCCTATTCTCTTTTTTATAACTTCTTTTATGCATATACCCATATCTCAGTAGGATTCTGATTCGTATGTTCTGGTAGCGTTACATACAACAGTATAATCCCAAGACCTGATTCCTCTTCTGTGCCATAATCTTCTAGGTATTCTTCTAGGTATTCTTCATAATCAAAATTATGTCTTACTACTGGGATGTTTTCCATTAATTCCCCCATGTCTCTATATATATCGTCTACCATCTCTTCAAAAGCTACGCCTGGGTATCTCTCATAATAATCAAGCGTCTCAATTACATATTCCATATCTGAGATAAAGTCCTCAACGCCATCTCTATTGTCTAGAGAGTTGATCCATTCATTTAGTATTGTCTCTAGAGTATTAGCCCCATCACCAAGCCCAGCATCAGCAACCTCATCTGTCAGTTCATCAATGTCCATAGGGAATTCATCAGTCCAAGATACACTTTCTATAAGTCTTACTACTTCAGTATAGAAATCATTACTTAACCACTCTTCACCACAAGCCTCCCAATCTATAAACCTAGAACCAAAATTAATACTTGTATACCAGATAGAATCCTCCGCAATACCTTGCAGTTCTATATCAGAGACCTCGTTGATCTCTTCAGGGATTTGTTGCTTTAAAACTTCAATTATATCTTCTGCCATAAACTCTTCTTCATTTAGGTAATCACCATAATATCTTTTAAATACAAAGGCTAGTCTTAGAACATCTTCAAAGTCTTCTACCTCTTCTTTAATAAGATTAGCTAATTCAATAATTTTAATTATAACTTCTGGGTTTTGAGATGTGATATGGAAGCCAAGGCCTATATTAGAAATACCTATGAAGCTTTTACCTTCTTCAAAAGCCCTTACTAGTAAATCTGTAGCTTCTTCTTCTTGGTTTTCTATCATATCTACAATAATATTACCTAGTCCATCCCCTATATTAAATATTACTAAATCTTTAAGTTCTTCTATTTCCATTATAGCCTCCTAGTATTCCTCCAGAGTAGCAATAAGAACTCTATTGTCTACCAGTTTTAGATCTCTTATTTCATGATCATAAGAGAACCCTCTATCTAATAGATCACATTCAACGAGACCATCAATGAACCTTTCTATGAAACCTGTATCATGTGAAAGGGCATATATGTCAAAGATATACTCATATGTATGCTCTACAGTGTAATATGTTAAAAGGAACTCTTCTAAAGTATCATCAGCAAATCCCAACATTTCTGGAACAGATATATGTAAATCATCAATAATCTCAAGAGCTTCTGCTACGCCTGAATAGACAGTATCTTCTAACTCGTCATATAAATTAGAGAGATCTTCTACTAGAGAATTAAGTTCATTAAACTGTTCAGGAGAAAAATATTCTTCTTCTGTTAGGTTTCTTATATAGTCAATTAATTCTGATATGTCATCAATGTTCTCACAGTATTCGTACCTACCTTGCAATTCACTAGGAAGAGTGCTTAAATCATAATAATTTAACAAGTTCCTAAGACGCTTATCTACAACTCTACTCTCTATAATAGGAGCAAAAACATCTGTATATGTTTCTTCAGGTATACCATATAGTATTTCCTCTGCTTGGTCATCAGTTAATCCATCAATAAAATCTGTTCTTCTATGACCCATATAAAAATATCCTAAAATAAAGTCTACATACTTATCTTCACTTAATACAAAAGTTTCTAAGTCATCCATTTCTACAATAGTAGTTAAGTCTGTTATTGCTCTTTCCCCTAAGAAGTCTTGGAGTGTGATATGAGTACTCCACCCAGAAAAATATGGTGAGACAGGAAAATCATCGAGCCTCTGTGAAGTGCTAGGAAGAAAATACCACAATGTTTGTAGTAATTTGTCTTCAGGAACACTTTTTATAAAGTTAACGAAATCTATAATTGTAATAATCTCATCGGGATCTTCTATGTATCTATTCCCAAAAAGTGTAGAATATCCTAAATTGTCCTCTTCATAGTCAACACTATATATTAAATACAGGGGTCTACGATTCTCAAAGAAAGGTATCAAGGCATCAGTCACTTCTTCCTCAGATATTTTCATAAGGTCTGTCCCAGAGAAGTCATCAACATTTTCTGATAATAATAATTCTGCTCTTATTTGGCTCATATATACTCCCCTCTTTAAGTAAGATGTTTAGATATATAAATATAGGTTAGTAATTTTATTTATATATCTAAACAGGTATTCGAGAGAACACCCAAAGGTGTCCTCAAGAAATACTCTGATTATTTATGTAATACTATTCTTAGCTAGGGAATGCTGGAGCTGTTGCTTCAGAAGCGTCAGTTCCTAATACACCCATATCTGAAGTAGTACCATCTTTAGTTACTAATAATACTGGTTGAGCCATAGTGTCATTAATGATTCTACCTCTTACGAAATAGTTAGCATTAGTAACAAGCTTACCATAAGACATAGTATAAGCTCTACGGATAACGAAGTCATCTAGAGTAACTGGTTGTGTAGCAACTACTGGAATGTAAGGTGCGAACACGATACCTGCGTCTAGGTTATCTTTGTCATTTTTATAGATTACTGCCCAATCATTTTCACCAAGTGATGGAATAGCAATAACTTTGATGTCTTTTAATTTACCAATAACTGTTGGTCCACCTAATTGTGATCCATAGTTACTTCCTTGGAAATCGTCTAATGTTTCAACGATAGTTTGTGCGTTAACACCAACTAGTAATACATTACCACGAACACGTTTAGATACTTTGTAGATATAGTTTGAAGCACCTACGATTGCATCTCTGAATGATTGTTTGTGGAATTGATATAAACCGTTAGCAACGCCTCCGCCTCTATTCCAGATTACTTGAACAGGAGCTGAGTTCATAATTTCAAATACGAAGTCTAAATCTGTTTCACGTTTAAGTTCGAACATTGCTGATTCAGCAAGTTTATCTTCTAATTTTACACCGAACTGTGCTTCGAAACCTACACCAGCTTGGAATGAGAAATTAGTTTTAATTGTTCTTGCTTTAGCAACGATGTCTCTTGAATCAACGTCAGCATTTAATTCAGGAACTTCTGTTGGAGCATACTTGTTGTCATATGAGTAAGTAATTTTTAGTCCTGGATCCCAACCGTCTTCATCTTTAGCGATGTCGAAAGTTACTTGAATTGAAGTTGCATCTGCTGTTACAACACCGTTAGTAATTGCGATTTCAGTTCCATCTGATTCTGTGTAAACACCAGTGAAAGCTGTGTTAGTTGACCATGTAAGTTCTGCATTTTCGATTTGCACTGATTTTGCAATAAGTGGAGCCCATAAAACTTTTGAGCCTGAGTCATATTCGTTGTGATCTGTATCATAAGTTAATTGTGCATCTGCAATGTTAGGTAAGTTAGTTAAGTATGATGTATAGTTCACGTCAGTGTTAATTTCGAATGGTGTAATTAATTCGTCTCCTTCAGAAACATTACCTTTATCGCTACCAGCGATAGTGTTATAATAGAAAATCATAGCTTTTTCAGTTTTGATCGGTTGTGTTGAAGCAATTTCAGTAACAATTAAGTTAGGGAAATATCCGAAGAAAATGTCGAAGTATGTTTTCATTAATCCAACACCAGCACCTTGTCCAGTTACGCCAGAAACGGCTGGGCCTGCTTGTGTTGCTTCGTGTAGCATTTTTACAGCATTAGTCATATTTTCAGCTAATGTTGTATATAAATATTTTTGTTCTTTTGTTTCGAACTGTGCAGTTCTTTGTTTGATGTCCTCTGTAATAGTTCTAGGTTGTCTTTTATTTTTGTCGCCTAAAAGAGTTTCTTTAACCACGCGTCTATCTTTAGTACCTTCATTCAGGTTCTTAGAATAAACAGGTCTTTTAATTCTTTTTTTAGCGGCTTCTAATTTAGCTGCACGTTCACGCTCTTGTCTGCGTTCCTTGATTTTATCAAGGATTTCTTGTTTTGTCATAGCTTTTCTCCTCTTTATTTTTTTGAATTTTACCTTCTTCTGCTAACTGAAAAACTATACTTATATATTTTTTGCTCTGTTTGTTTAAGAGCTTGTTTACTTTAAATTTTCGTTGTAGCTAATAATATCAGAAATTTTTTCTATTGCGTAGTCTGGCAAGTTGTTAATAAATTCCTCAGGAATCTTTTCAAGATCTTCTTGTGAAGTAATAGAGAGCCAATCATCGAAATCATTACCACAAGATTCACAATGAAATTCAGGGTCTACGATTTCTACATCCATTGCTCCATCTACCCAACCACCTTGGTAAAACCAGTCCTCTTCTATACTATAAGAGTCAAGGTCATAATAAGCAACGCTTATCATTACAAAGTTGTTATTAGCATATGGAGGAGGTGCTGCCCCACAATGAGGGCACAAAGGGAACCTCTTCTTAAAGATCCTTGCCATTTTATTCAATCCCTATAGTAGCTTCTATAAAGTGTTGAACCATATCAAAGTCAGCATCTTCTAAAAGATCAAACTCTTCTTTAGATAAACCTAGAATATAATAGTCTGAGCCCATAGGAACATCATGACTTGCCATTCTTAGTTTAACAAAGTTATCACCTGTGTCTTGGAAGTATAGACTAGCATCATAATCAAAGAAAATAATATCTTTAAGGTCTTGTGTAATCTTATAAGCATAAGATCCTCTATAATTCATACCATAACTGAAAGCTAAGTATGCCTCATAGTTTCTTCCCTCAAATAGTTGATCTTTAAAGTAGTAAATAAATTCATCTTCTTCAAAGGAATGAAACTCTGCAGAAACAAAATCTTCAATATCGTCTGCTGTTGCTACTACCCAATCATCTTCATTTTCTTCTGCTATCTCTGCATAGTCTTCTTTCATACTATCTTTAATATCCTCTAAAGGGACATACCAGTAAGTAAAAAGATCATAAAGGTTTGTATTTGGTGGTATAGATTCAACAATTAATTCTCCTTGTGTGTCTTCTTCAATACTTTCAGAAAGCACTGGGTCCTCAATACCTAGAGCTGAAAATAGATCTATTTTTAATTCTACATATTCCTCAAAAGCTTCTTCTGTTTCAAAGCCTTCTTGTTCATAGATTCTATTCATTCTTTTTACTCTATTATATAGGGAGTCCAATTGTCTTGGTATTAAGTTGTTATCTTTTAAAAATTTTAGAGCTGCTCTCTCACTAGTCTCATATAGATCAAAAAAATCTCTTCTTTGTAAATCTGTCATTATTATTCCTCATTTCCTATCTCTGCTAATTTTTCTAACTCTTTATCTGAAAGATCTTCTAGTTCTTCCTCGGGGATTTCAAGTAAGTCTTCTGCTGTTTTTATTTTAAATACTAATAGCTCTTCTTGGGCTCTACGCCATAGGAGTTGATATACGTCAGTTACGTACTCCTCGTAGTTAGAACTCCCAGAATCAACCTCTTCTGCAACATACATCTTGGCCAAGTCCCATAGACCCATCTCTTGACTTTCATCTAAGTTCTCATCAAAGTCTACGTTTGCGACCGCATCTCTTATTTCTTGAAGAGATATAGAACTATACGCTATAGATTCTAATTCTGATTGAAGTAGTGTATCTTCAATTAGGTTTTCTCTTTCGATAATTTCTCCATTTTCTATAATGACACTCTCCGAGTTTTCACCGTCATTATAAATATATTGCCAAACAGCATCAGCATAGACATCGTTGAAGTAAGTAGAAATTTTTAAGACTAAAGGTACAATAGGCGTCCAAGCTGTTTCAAATGAAAGGTCTACACCATCTCTATAGACTTCTATAGCTCTGCTTCTGTTTGTCCCCCAGTTTCTGAGCATCCAGAAACTTCTTTCGGCTATAGGTATAGAGATAGGTATAGGATCTATTTTTTCAAAATCAATATATAGATCGCCTTCTTCTTCTTCTACAATTAGATGAAAAAGTCTATCCATTAAGTCCCTATTTGGGGCTATTATAGTATTACTTACCCAGTTTGGCATATCTATCAGCCTTTCTTAGTCTTCTACTTCATCTAATAAAGCTTCTAATTCTTCATCAGTTAATTCTTCTAAGTCTTCATCAGTAAGGTCTGCTAAGAAATCATCATCACCAAGGTCTTCTAGATCCTCATCTTCAAGGTCTTCATCTTCTAAGTCCTCTAGGTCTTCATCTTCTAAGTCTTCTTCATCTAAAAGTTCTTCTGGATCTTCTACAGGCATTAAAAAGTCTACTACCTTTTGGACTAAATCTTTTAATTCTGCTATCTGTTCTTCTACAGAAAGCTCTTCATCTTCTAGATCTTCAAGGTCCTCAAGGTCCTCATCTTCTAGATCTTCATCTAGATCTAGTTCTTCTTCATCTAAGTCTTCTTCATCAGAATCTTCCTCATCAGAATCTTCTAATTCAGAGTCATCAAAGATATCTTTTTCCGCTTCTGTTGCATCATCAACGAATTCTCCAATAGTTTTATTTTCTTCATTGAATAAATGTTCTGACTCTTTAATTATTTCTGTAGATTCACTTAGAGACTGTAAGAACTTTTCAATAGCGTCTTTTTGTTTTTCATCACACTTGATTTCAAAGTGCACTAGTTTACCAGCTTCTGATGGTTCGTATATAATCTCTTCTTCCTTAAGAGCCTTAGCTAACTTTTTAGCTTTGTCTTTAGGCAATTCAATACTATATTTTTTAGCTTCGACAACAATAGTTTTTTCTTTCTTACTCTCTTGTTTTTTGTTCTTTAAGTTTTCCAATTCCTCTTTCACCTCTTTAAATTCGGCTTTCATATTTGCAAGGACTTTATCTTTACTTGTCTTATTTTTTCCATAAGCCTTTTCGAATTCGTCCTCTTCCATATCTTCAAGCTCATATATTGCATTATATAATTCATGCTCTTTAGCTCTTAAAGTTTTGAAGTATTCTTCTTTTGCTTGTTTGACTGATTTTCCTTCAGTCTTAGTTTTAGGATCTTCCTTAGGATCTTCCTTAGGATCTTCCTTAGGATCTTCCTTAGGATCTTCCTTAGGATCTTCAAAACCTAGTGTGTTAAAGTTTTCAGAAAACGTTTTATAATACTCTGCGTGTTTCTCATCTTCTTTAGCTAAAGCTTTAATTGATTCTGTTAAAGGTTTTAATTTTCCTTTAGTGTTTGATTCGTTGATATTTGCTGTTGCTGTTTGGAAAGATGGATTATAAACAAAGTCAAAAGACATTAATTCGAAGCTTTCTGGAACAATAGCTTCGTATTGACCATCTGCAGATTCTTCTAGTCTTGATTCACCAAGTGCTCTTGAAGATACACCAAGTAATCCTCCACCACCACGCGCTTTAGCATAGTCTAAGAATGTCTTAACAATTCTACCTTGTGGGTTGTTAAGAATGTCTGCTTTTCCATCCCAAGATCCATCACTGTTTCTTTTTACCTCGTACCAAGCAATTGCAGCTTCAGAAAGCAAGATCTCAGCTCTATCATCTAAAGGGTGGTCAACACTACCGAGTAGGGTTGTTGGTTTTAGTTTACCACTTTCATCAATAAACTTACCTCCCTTTCCAAATGCTGTAGGTTGTGCCCATACTTCCCCAGAATATTTTGTTCTATTTTGACTAAGCATGTTCTCTACAGTCATACCATTTACAGAAAAAGATCCTAATATAGGATTATCTGTCCCATGCCCAGTTTCTTGTGAACCTGCTTTATACGATTCAACAATACCAACATTAAATTGTCTGTTTTTGAATAATTTTTCCTTCATCGTTTATAAACCCTCTTTACTTTTAAATTTTTTATACTTACATAGTGTCCAAGTAGAAGCACGAATTTACTTAAGAATATCATTTTTAAAGTATTCTTTTAGGATTTCTCTATCACTGTCAACAACGTTTATTGTATAAGCGTAAGAACTATCCTTAAATTGCTCTAAGAATTGTCCAAACTCATCAAAGTCCATTGTGTCTGAAAATACACCTTCAATGTCTCTTCCATGTATTTCAAACACAACATTTCTTTCTTCTTCGTTAACAGTATAAATGTATATATGATCCATACTTCACACCTTCTCTTTATTCACTTTACTCTAATCTTCTAACTTGATAAGCTCTAAGCCCTTTATCCTCAAAATCTTTATATAGGAATTCAACTTCTTCTCCGACCTCTAAGGTCTTTTTGCCTTCCATAATGATTTGAGTATAGTGAACATAAATATCACTATCAAGATCGTCTTCACACGAAATAAAGCCATAACCTCTTGCTGGGTTAAAACTTTTAACGATTCCTCTAGCTTGTTTTATTTCTGCCATATCTGCTACCTCTTCCTTCTTGTATTTATTTTTGTGTCTTTTATCTTCTTTCGGTGTGTTCTATACACCCCTACACTATATTATATGTATTATAATTATTAAACTCGCTTGTTTTTCAAAACTAATTCAATTTATAGTACTCATTTACTAATGTTTTGTATCCTAGGCGCTTAATATCCTCATAAGATAGCCTATAAAACTTCTTACCCTTATGCCAAGTCCCACTATCTAAATACCTTATACAGTCCACAAAGTATCTGTCTAAAAAATGGATTGACTCTGTGGTATTAATATTTGGTAAGTACCACCTAGACCAATTTATAGAATCTTCTTGGTCGGAGTACAGTTTAAAATTTATCTTCTTGATATAGTCTCTTAGTGCAACTTCCTTTTTAACATGCCTTCTTAGCATCCATTGTCTGTACCACTTGGCTCTTCTCTTGAAACGGGATTTCATTTTAGCCTTAGCTTTTTTAGATATATCTATTGTCTTGTCTTGGAATAGAAATCCTAAAAAAGTAATACCATCTTTGATGTTCATTGTCTTCATCTTCTTAGGGTTAAAAGCAATATCTAAATTACTTATTTGACTCTTAAAATACTCAAGAGCTTCAACACCAACAGTTAGAGTGTCATCCGCATATCGAATATATTTATAACCCTTCTCAAGCATTTTCTTATCTACTTCGTCCATGTAGATATTTGCGAGTATCCCTGATACTGGACTGCCTGCCATAACACCTTTATTATGAACTTCTATAATATTCCCTTTGAAATAAACTCTAGGTTCTCTTAATAGCCTCATTAGAAAATCTACTAGGTAAGAATCTTCAGTAAAGAAATCTTTTAGTTTTTCTTCTAGTCTGTCTAAAGGTATCGAATTAAAGTAGTCTGAAAAATCATTTTTATAA